ATTCATCAAAAAAAGACAAATCTACAATAGTGATACCAATAGTTAAGAACGATGATCTACCTGTGGAACAGGAAATAGTGAAGGGAGGCATTTTATATGCTGGAACAAACTTTAATAAGGCAGATGATCGCGAAAAACTTGAACCAAACTTGTATAAGTTTAGTGAGCAAGCGATTGTGTCAAGCGAGTTTGCAGACAAGTTTAATATAGATATTGAAAATACGTATGATAAAGCCGAACTTGAAGAAATTACTGGAAAAACCTTTCTTGAAATATATCCCGATTATCCGTCCTGGGAAAAAAATAAATTTCACGGATCAGTATACTTCTCTCAACCAGACAATGGAAACACTGGAGATTTTCTTCCATCTATGTATAGTGCAACAAATTATGTTTATGATAGTGTAAATAATCAATATGTGGACATGGTTATAACAATCAATGTGTTTGCACCCGTCGGGGACAATGTAAATGAAGCAAACGATGGCAACGGAACCCGAGTATCACAAAACACAAAATATAGCATATTCCGGATTTAATCTATTTTACAACTATTTATTTGATATATATATATATATAATACAGCTATACGATGTGTATAGTTGTATTATTTTCATACTTTTATGAGTATATTTAAGGGTTCATGCATTTTTCATTTGTATCAAATATATCACCCGACATACATTTTGAAGACTCGTTTACTGATGCACAACTTCTGGTTCCATCATATTCTCCAATATAGCAAAATCCTATGGATGAACTACCTGTGCTCTTGGAATTGTTTTCATTTGGTTCTGGGCCCGAATAATCAATCTCGCGTGGTGCTTGTTGCTGATTTGCAGAAGGCGATGTTACAGTAGATCTGTCTATCTTCTTTTCAAGATTATTTCTGCTGGAAGATGTGGTAGGTTCGTCGCCATCATCTTCTACATTATCCGCACCATTTATTGTCTTAGAACTTTGGGAGTCTTGGCTTCCTTTCACAATTTCGTCAGGAATGGATGTTGCAGATTTGACTGTCTCACCTGAAACTTCAACCGCTCCTTTGCCACCCACTTCGGTGCTGTTCATTAAGTTATCAAAAAATGTTTTTATTCCACCAGTCACGCTACTAACACCAGATAGAGTTTCATCCCAGAATAACGCTTCACCTGTTGTAATATACATGTAAATATTTCCAACAATAAAGATAAGTAATATTACTCCAATAACTCCAAGAAATAGTGATGAGTTCCAAAAACTAGGTTCGGATACTCCACTTGAACTGCTAGAGGAAAAGAGAGAGGAAAAACTCCCACTACCACTTGTCGAAGAGCTGGGCGATCCGATCGAGGAAGGCGAACCAATTGAGGAAGGCGAACCGATTGAGGAAGGCGACCCAATCGAGGAAGGTGATGAAGATGATAATGAACTTCCGATAGAACTCGTAGCAGATGACACTGTAGAAGATGTGCTAGCCGCAACTGAACTTGCAGTTTGTCCAATTGATGAAACCCCAGAACTGAGATTAGTAGAGATTGGATTTGTTTCACTCATTGTCAGGCTATATAAATTCTATTAGATTATTATTATTATCTAATCCCGCGTTGATATTGTAAATCTAAATTATACCCTGGGTAAAAAATCAGTCGAAAATATATCATTTGTTGCATCTTTTATTATAGTATTCTCTGCGTTAGATTTTTTATTGTTTTGTCTTGTTTTTTTTTCGTTTTGTGAAACATCACCTGGAATACCAAATAAATCGTTTTGTATGTCGGCTATTTGCGAAGATTTCGATGAGGAGTCTTCAATATTATTATTCATTTCTTGTTCCTTCGCTTGTTTAATGCGATTTCCATGTTCCTTAACTTGTGTGAATACTCCATTCATCTGCGAAAGAACACAAGAGAGAACTCGTTTATCTTTTATAATTTCATATTCGCTAAATACAATGTTGGTAGTTAATATTGCAATGGCAAAGTACACAACTACCCTTCTTTTGGTATTACATCCATCCGTATATCGAAACGAGAATATTTGAAATAAACTGTCAATTATTTTTTCATGCATCTTTCCCCTTGTTACAGAGATGTCTTTTAATAAAATCCATACTAACCACACTGGATTGGTTGCCCACTTATCGTCGACAAGCACACTTTCTATATCAGACCGCGTTGCTATTCGACATAGTTGTTTATTTTTTTTACATATTTTTGAATGTTCGATAATCCATTCGTACCAATAATATGCCCGCATAGTGTTAGCTTCTTTTTCAGATAAATTAAATGCAAGCTCATTTATTGCAATGATTAACTCTTTTGGGTCATCTTCGTGAAGAACTTTTTCTCCAAAGGTAAGATCAGGTGCATGTAAAAGATCTTTAAATGTTAACATATTAAAGTCCTCCTGTTTCACCTTTACTGATTGAATTGTGTACTTTTTAGAAGATACTGATAAGATAACGACGAACTCTATAAACAGAGATCGAAACCCTGGATCATTTCTAAAATCCATTTGGTCTTGTGCTGTATCTGCATCATTCATATTTTCACGAAATCTCATTAGTTTCTTTGCCATGTAAATGGATAATTTAGGATTAGATATGTGAATATATTTACAATAAAACTGAATTAATGTTTCCCATAGTTCCATATAGTGACCAGAACACATAAGTTCTGCACACCAATAACAAGCATTTTCCAGCCGTTCATTTATCATTGCATCCGCTAGACGTTGCATAACAGTCGAACATTTAAATCCAGAATATGTTATTCCTTTGAAGTTAGAAGACGTTCTTTCATCATCAATTATCGATTTATCCATTGGAGTTGTTTTTGTATTGTAGTGCAACAAAAAAAATCACATTATTACATATAGGCAATACATATAGGAAAAATGGATAATCTAGGTAAAACAATAAAGAAAGGATACAGTTCTATTAATAATTTAACGGTATGGGCTAAAGCTGTCATTGTTATTATTCTGTTCCTTGTTCTATTTCGACATATCAACTCAAAATCTTCGCGCATTGAGGCGTTTACTACAGAAGAGAAGTTCGAGTTAAAACAGGGTAAAAATATTTATGATGACTTTTATGCAAATGTTTACGATTCACTTACTTATACCCATTCCAAGAACGAGTTTGAAATACAAAAGATCGTAAAGTATACTGAACCTACCAAAAAAAGTATTATTTTAGACATCGGGTCGGGAACAGGACATCACGTGAAACAATTAACAGATGCAGGTGTAGGAGATGTTACTGGTGTTGATAACTCTGAACCAATGGTGAAAAAGGCGAAAGAAATTAATCCTAAAAATAAATATGTGTTGGGCGACGTTATGAAACCATCCCTGTTTAAAAATAGTCAGTTTACACATATAACATGTTTGTATTTCACTATTTACTATTTTAAGAACAAACAGGCGTTTTTATCTAACTGTTTTAATTGGCTAATGCCTGGCGGCAAGTTAACCATTCACGTTGTTGATAAAAGTATGTTTGATCCCATACTTCCTCCAGCAAATCCACTCCTCGTTGTTTCACCCCAAAGATACTCCAAAAATAGAATTACACATAGCAATATTGTGTTTGATGAGTTTAAATACGGATCAAACTTTGAGGTAGACGAGAATAGCGATAATGCAGTTTTTGTTGAAAAGTTTACAACAAGAAAAGAAGGAAAGTTATTTAGGAAGAATAAACACGAACTTCATATGTCGGATATACCAACTATTTTATCTATTGCACGAAAAGTAGGATTTATTGAGTTGCAAAAGGTAGACATGATCCGAGCCGAATACGAATATCAATATTTATACGTTCTCCAAAAGCCAGAATAAATTATTTTAGTTGTGTACTATATAAGATGTCTGGACCCGAAGGATACTCAGGAAGCAGTGCCGCTAATAACGCCGCCACCGTTGGTGGACGCCGTCGTCGCTCTCGCAGCCACGCCCGCAAGAGCAACAAGAAGAGCAACAAGAAGAGCCACAAGAAGAGCCACAAGAAGAGCCACAAGAAGAGAGGCGGCAAGAGCCACAAGAAGAGAACCGGCAAGCGTCACTAAATAATTTAGGAACGTAGAACAAAAAGATAAATATTATACGCGTTTACTAATAACAACGCTTATGATAGCATTCTATATTTTATTAACAATCGTTGCGGTTGTTCTCATATTTACTATTTTTATTAAAGTAAAATATCCGTTCTGGTCGTCCCAGCCAGTTTTTCACGTTTACAATCTTTCGTATTACATTCGCCCAGTTGGAATTATACAGCACGATCTCCCAGACAAAAATAAATATTATAGCCCGGATGTTGTTGTTAAAAAAATTGACACCGATAATATGTCCTATTTAGAAACTTCGGTTACATCGTTTATTCAAACACACTATTTACAAACTAGCATGTCTTCATTTGTTCCAAATAAATCGAACATTATTCCGTATTTTAAGGGTCATTCAACGCCTTGTCATTTGTCTACGTGGACAATACAAAACCCTATTTTGCATAATTCGGGAAAGGTTACTGCGAAAGACGAAATAAAAGGCTGCATGACCACTCGTCCGCTACACGTAGATATATTCACAGTGTCGGGAAACAAAAGTGTTCCAAGCTTTGATATAAATTATGTTGACTACTTGTGTGTAAGTTCATATCATCGAAAGAAGGGAGTTGCACCCATTGTTATATACACACATCAGTATACCATTCAACGAGAACCACAAAGAATACCTGTTTCTCTCTTTAAGAGAGAAGATGAAATTACAGGGATCGTCCCGCTTTGCTTTTATAAGACAACAACATTCGATATGTCGAAATGGACAATGCTCGCAGAAGTACCTGCTAATAAGGGAGTAGTTATCCGATGCGACTCTAGTAATTACACCATCGTTCATAATTTCATACAAGAGAGAAAAAACGCATTTCAAATATGTATATTACCATCAATTGGAAATATGATATCTCTCATGGAAAGTGAAAATCTATACGTATATATGTTATTAAATGAAACACAAATCTTACAGTCCGTGTATTTTTTTAGAAACTGCTGCATGAAACATGAAAATGGAGAAAATAATCTGTCTCTTGTTGCCAGCATTCGCGTTCCTGATCTTCCAGACGATATATTCGTCTACTCGTGTAAACTTTCGATTACAAAAATAGTAAAAGAATATGGCGAAAAATGTAACTATAGATATTTTTCAGTTGAAAACATTTCATCTAATGACGCGATAGTTGAAGACTTAAACACCAAAAATCATCATATTAGCAGTAGTCCGACTGCATATTTTTTTTATAATTTTGCATGTCCTACGTATCCCTCGAATAAAACTTTTATATTGAATTAACATACGAACGGAAAATCAATACATTTAGTTATTGTAAATGATGAACCCAACCCTTTATTCTTCCCTTATTGGAAAAAAGATTAAAGTTGTATTAAAAAACAAAGTATTAGATAAAAAAGAACTCATTGGGACATGTTTAACATTTCCTCCTCCGTTGATTATTTGCGATTTATATAAAGAGGCATATCCTACCTTGTCTGTTTCTCTCGACAACGAAGCATATACTGCACATATTTCAATGGAAAATATAGACACAATATACAAAATATGTCACGATATTAGATCGAAAGTTTCATCTTTAATGATTTGCAATGATAAACATATTACAAATGATATAGCATTATATGTTATAAAATTTATGGAAGGATGGACTGTAGACGTTGCTGTGTATTAGATGTTATAAAACTCTAATACATACGTAATTTAGTATCCTATATTTAGTATCCTATATTTAGTATCTATATTGTGGTGCATTACTACCAGTAACCATTGATCTAGTAATTCCTGCACTAATTATGTTATAATTAGCACTTGTAAAAACAGTTCTCTGCTCATGACCTT